TGGATGTTTTAAAAGACAGGATGAGAGGACAGGAGAATTTATCAATTCCAATGTGGTACGATCCGCCATCTCGTAGATTTTACACCAACGAAATGGAGTTTGGAAAACAATACGCATGGGATAAGAATAAGTACACAGAGTCTATTCCTTTCCCGCATCCAAACGAGACAAGTGAAGTGTTCGGAAAGGAAGATTAATATTATCGACAATTATGTTGCTTACCATATACATACAGACTATTCTCTTAAAGACAGTGCTACTAATTACAAAGATTATGTTGATAAAGCAGTAGAGTTGGGACAGCATGCAATTGCATTTTCAGAACACGGCAATATACAAGGCTGGGTTAAGAAGAAAATGTATTGTGACTTAAAAGGCATTAAGTATATACATGCAGTTGAGTGCTACTTAACAAGAAATCATACAGACAAAATCCGAGACAATTATCATACAGTTCTTATTGCGAAAAACTATGAAGGTGTTAAGGAACTCAACCAGCTTATAAGTTTGTCAAGAACTGACAAAAATCATTTTTATTATGTTGGCAGAATCTCGTTTGAAGAGTTTCTTTCATTGTCTGACAACATTATCAAAACAAGTGCCTGTCTTGCTTCTCCTTTAAATAAATTACCTGTAGAAGATACATGGTATGAACAATTAGTTAAAGGGTATGATTATCTCGAAATTCAACCACACAATTGCAAAGAACAAATTGAATACAATAGACATTTAGCATATCTGTCTGAGAAATATCATATTCCGCTAATAGCTGCAACAGACGCTCACTCAGTTAATTCTTACAAAGCAGAGTGTAGGCAAGTAATCTTAGATGCTAAAAAACAACATTACGAAGGCGAAGATAAGATGGACTTAGTGTATAAGTCTTACGATGAATTAGTGAAAGCTTTCGCAACACAGGACGCAATACCGAGTTCTTTATACATAGAGGCTATTAACAACACCAATGTTATGGCAGATAGTGTCGAAGAGTTTATGCTTGATACATCGATTAAGTATCCTATTTTGTATGGCAGTGCTGAAAAAGACGAACAAAAATTTACTTCATTGGTATATCAAAAATATCAAGAGAAGCTTGATAATGGCGTTATTTCATCAGAAGAAAAAGATAGATTTGATAAAGCAATACCTGAAGAACTGAGAGTCTTTAAGAAAGTAGGTATGTCGGGTTTTATGCTTTCAATGAGTGAAATTCTCTCACATTTTAGAAATCAAGGAAAACCAATAGGTTTTTCAAGAGGTTCAGTTGGTGGCTCAAGAACAGCGTATGTTACCGATATTATTGACTTAAACCCAGAAAAATGGGGTACAGTATTTTCTCGATTCTGTAATGAAGACAGAGTAGAAGTAGGAGATATCGATGTTGATGTTGTAGAATCGGATAGACCAGAAATGTTTGAGTATATTATAGATAAATTCGGTAAAACAAAAACAGCCAGAGTTCCTACATATTCGACACTGAAAGATTTGGCTGCTATTGATCTGATAGGACAAGCATTTCGACTTAATTGGGAATTAAGCCATCCAAAAACCGATTTTAGTGAGTGTGAATATTCTATTCAAAAAGTCAAAGAAATTAAGCAATGTTTTAACACCGATCCTGATTTAGCAAGACAAAAGTATCCGAAATTGTTTTATTACTATGATGGCTTGTTAGGTATTAAGCATGCACAGTCGGTACATCCAGCAGGAATTGTTATTAGTCCAATTACTTTAGCTGACAATTACGGTGTGTTCGAGAAAGATGGCTACTGTACTCTTCAGATTGATATGGATGAAATTCATGATGTAGGGTTGACCAAGTATGATTTGCTTGTATTAAAGACAGTGCAAGTTATTAGTGAAACTTGCAAATTCGCTCATTTACCTTATCCAAAATCTCACGAGATTGATTGGGATGATCAAAATGTATGGGAAAGTATGTTAGAAACTACAGGTTCTATTTTTCAGTTTGAGTCTCCATTTGCTATAGATTGTTTAAAAAAATATAAGCCTAAAAGTATTTTGGATATGGCAATAGTCACGGCTGCTATTAGACCATCAGGTTCTTCTTACAGAGAGGAACTATTTAAGCATATACCTCATAAAAATCCGTCAGAGGTTATAGATAAACTGCTTAATAAAAACAATGGATATTTAATATTTCAAGAGGACACAATTAAGTTTCTTCAAGAAATATGCGGACTGTCGGGCAGCGAAGCTGACAATGTGCGTAGAGCAATCGGACATAAAGATGAAAAGAGATTGGCTAAAGCATTGCCGTCAATACTTGAAGGTTATTGTCATAAATCAAATTCTCCAAGAAATGTTGCAGAACTGGAAGCTAAAGAGTTTCTTCAGATTATTCAAGACAGTGCCAGTTATCAATTTGGTATGAATCACGCCATTGGATACTGTATGATTAGTTATTTGTGTGCTTATTATTACTACTATTATCCGTATGAGTTTTGCACAGCATATTTAAACTGTGCAAAGAATGATGAACAAATACAGACGGGAGAAAAAGCTGCTAAAGCAAAAGATATTGAAATTACATTACCTAAATTCGGAATTTCGTTAGGAAGCTATTATTTTAACAAAGACCTTCACGCAATTGCAAAAGGTATTGGTTCAGTTAAGTTTTTATCTGAAGAGGTCGCCACAGAACTTTTTAAAGTTTACAACCAACAGCCGACCAGTTTTATAGATGTAATTCGTCTCTCCGACCAAGAGACTTCTGTGGGACTATCTAAAATAGAAATTTTAATTAAAATAGGCTTCTTCGACCACTACGGAGTTCAATCGAAACTATTATACATACTTGCAACTTATCAATTCTTTAGAGCATCTACCGGCAAGGGATTTCGCAAGAATATTAAGAAGTCCGTATTACAAACAGAGCATTTTGAATTGTACGACATAGTAAAAAATAATAGTACAGACTTAAAGAAAGATAACACTATTAAAGAATCGTTCACTATTCAAAACATAGATAACATACTAAATGGCATCGAAACTATTGCAAATCAAATGAATTTCAAGTCTTGGAATTATAAACGCATTATTCAAACACAGGAAGAATATTTGGGGTATATTGATTTAACCACACACAAAGCTGAAGATAGGCAGAAACTGCTCGTAAAGAATGTCTACCCTCTTAAAAACAAACAAACTAACGAGGAATTTGCAAAAAGAATTTCGTATCGTTCGGTTGGTACTGGAAAAGAAGGAAGTTTAACATTAAAACACTATCTTTTTGCATCATTGCCATTGAAACAATATGATGTAATTTATGTGCCTTTAGACGGTATTTACAAAGATAAAAAGGGGTATTGGAATTTAACAAAATATAAATTGCTAAATTAAGAAAGGTGATTGAATGAGGCAAAAAATTGAACTTGTTACACTTAAGGATGTGTCTGATTTTACAGAGGCTGTAAGTCAGATTGACGAAGAAGTAACTCTTATCGGTAAAGATGAAAATGGCAAAGATTGGTCTATCAGTGGCAAATCATTCCTTGCAAGTCTTGTTCTTGCAAACGGTGTTGAAAGAGCAAAAACCAAAGCAGCACATAATGTTGATTGGAATACCATTACTTGTGTGTGCGACAAGGACATTTACTCAGTAATTAGTAAGTGGGCAGTAGGCTCAGTTATGGAGTAAGCTATGGAAAACAAAATACATAGAACAGTAATGTTACACACTCAGCTTCAGCAAGATGATTTTGACGATTTTCTTCACATAGCAGATGAATTAATGAGTGGCATTATTGAGGTAGCACAAGGCAAGGAAGTGTTGTCGGGTAAAAGTCTACTTGGATTAATGCTTATAGACACAAATAAGCCACAAACACTTATTATTAGAGGTTTTTTCACTGATGATTATGTGGATAAATTTAGAAAATGGGAAATTAAGGAAGGGTGATTATATCCGATTTGGTAAGAAGATAGCAAGTTTATGGGTAATGTTAGGTATGATGTTTGGCTTTTCGGCTTGTGGAGAACCAAACATCTCCACCCCTGACACTGCAACACGAGATACAGCCACCAAAGATACGGTAGCCAAACCAACAACGCAACCTACAACCGTGCATGTCACAACAGAACCAACAACAGTAAAACCAACTGAGAAAACTAAAAAAGACAAGAAGGAGGTTAAAACAACCTCTCCTCCTACAGAACCGCCAACAGAAAAAGTTGAAGTTCAAGCAGAAACAAAAACTATTACAAAATCAAATAATACATATAACACATCGTCAGATGAGGTAGATTTGTTGGCAAGAGTAATTTATTGCGAAGCGGGTAATTGTAGCGAGTATTGTCAATGGTTGGTAGGTTCAACGGCAATGAATTTAGCTGACAGTAACGGTGGATTGAGAGCAGTAGCTTTTGATTATAATACATTCAATGTGGCAGGTATTCTTTACACAAGAGATCCGAGTGAGTTGTTTTATTCGGTTGCTCAAAGGATATTAAGTGGAGATAGAGATTATAATGTCAAAGCGTTCAGAATGAGTTATTATCATTCATTTGGAGCACCGTATGCAGTGGTGGATAATGTTTATTTCAGCAGTTACTAAAAGGAGGCAACGATGGCTGTTAAATCAATTGTATTAGTTCTCGGAGCTTCAGGCTCTGGTAAGGATTACTTAGTAGACAAAGTTTGTAAGGAATATAACCGCAAAAAGGTCGTATCTTATACAACAAGACCAAGAAGAGATAACGAATCTCCAAACTCACACATTTTTGTAACAGATGAGGAGTTTGATAAACTGACCAATATCGTGGCTTATACCGAGTTTAACGGTTATAGATATTGTACAACTCAACAGCAAATTGATGACGCTGATTTTTACATAATTGATCCGAGAGGATTTGAAGATTTCAAGAATAATTACAAAGGCGATAAACTAATTGACTCTGTACTAATAGATTGTCCTGCTGTTGAAAGATTCTTGAGAATGAAGAAAAGATATAAAGACAGCAAAACAGGAACTGTAAAAGCTATGGAGCGTATTATAAACGACCGTAAAGAGTTTAAAGATATTGAAGAAAAAGTTGACTATGTAATCTCAAATCGCACTGAGGAAGATGTTAAAGACTGTGTGTTCTTGCTCAAAACAATGCCAGAAACTACAGAATGGGTGAACAAGTTTGTAGAAGGACAGTCAAAATATGACAAAGAGAAAATACAATGAAGTTCATAGAGGTGAATTAAATGATTGATTGTACGAAAACTACAAACTACTTCAACGAAAAGTTGAGAATGACGAAAAGACATAAACTAAAGAACGGTGGATATGCCTGTAAACTTGATTGTAGTGACTGTCCTTTGAGCCATTCAAATAATGGCTTAGGCGTATTTTGCTCCAACTTTGAAACGGTTTACCCTGAAAAAGCAATAGAAATAGTTCAGCGGTGGAGTGATGCACATCCGCAGAGGACTTATTTGAGTGAGTTCTTGGAACATTATCCTAATGTCCAGCTTTATGATACTGGGCTACCTAAAGGCGTATGTCCATATAATTTAGAACTGACGGACATAGATGATTGTGATAATAACTGTGCTAAGTGCTGGAATCAGCCTATTCCTATTGAGGAAGATGAAGAGTGATAACAAGAGATAGCCTTGAAAAGTATTTTGATAGCGGAGTTTTTCACAAAGAAAATTAATGAAAGAGGTGTAAAAAATGAGGAAGTACGAAGCAGTTTGTAGTTCTGATGTGCTTGATGCAGTTGCAAACGGTGAAAAAATTTTATTAATTGACAGATTAATGGAAAGTATTAATAGTTTAGACGAAATAAGCACAAGAGATTTAGCGATTGCAATAAAAGCTGAAAACAAAGATAACAGATATGAGTTTTACAAGGATGTGAAAATAAATGAGTAAAGAAGAAAAACCAATTTTAAATTTGGAGAAGGGTTGTCCGTTTTGTGATAACACGGACTTATGTTATGGGTATGACCCCGTTTTGAACAGAGTTGACATTGTATGTAAAGCTTGCAATTTCACTTTCTTATATAAAATCGAAAAACCTACAAACGCATCTCTGCTTGCTGAAAATATATGGAACTCAAGAGCCGATGAGAAAAAGCCGACAGCGGAAAATACAGTATCAACAGCGGAGGTTATCTTATCAGAACTTAAGGATATTAAGTCATATGTAGCTGAACTGGCAGGATACAGTATTGAAGATTAATTAAGAGGGGGCAGAAAGAAAATGTCAAATAGAAGTTTTTTAGGTTGCTTAACAGCAATCGCATTAGTTGTTATCGCAGTTATTGCGTTTCCTGTGATGAATTTTAGCAATGACCACACATACACCGTAACAATCACCGATAAAGAGCGTGTGACAACACAGGTTGCCGAAGGTCAGACCGACAGCAAATATCTTATTTACGGTGAAGATGAAAACGGAAAGACTTATGTTTTCGAGGACACAGATACATTGTTCAGATGGAAATTCAATTCGTCTGATGTCTTCGGTGCTTTAAAGGAGGGCGAAACCTACGAATTAACGGTTATCGGATTTCGTGTCCACATCTTCAATTGGTACGAAAATATTATTGATTTTAAGGCGGTGAAATAATATGTATCACGGTATCAAATACAAAGGCTTACGCTATAAACTTTTTTCTTTCCGTTGGAAACGAAAAAATCGCAATTGGAAGGATTGCCCGAAAAAACGCAAGGCAATGAAAAAGGATTGGGAAAGAAAGTGCAACCAATGATTGAAAAAGAATTAAAAATCCGTGATAATTGCGGTTACTATGCGTTGGATATACCCAATTATAATGGTAACAATTTTACTTTGCTTTTTAATTCAAGGAGAAATGCCGAAACAGTTAAGCATATTATCGAAGTTGATGATAGTAAACCCAATAACGCTACGGTGTGTGAAATGGAAGAGATTAAACACGGAAAGTGGGAATACGACAGCGGGGATGTCGGCTATACAAATTATTTATGTTCTGAGTGTAAAAATTTTCTCACTTTTTACGAGGAGATTGATTTGTATCCATATTGCCCTTACTGTGGGGTAAAAATGGATAAGGAGTGAGCAAAAGGAATGGGGAAGATAAATGACGGTTTCTGAATTGTATCATTTGTTACAATATTTGGTGGCTGATGGGAAAGGTGATTATCAGGTTACTTGTGAAGCTTTTACTGTTGGCACTGACGATGACATCGAAATAGATAACAACAATAAAGAGATTTCATTTTGAAAGGTGGTGGTGTATATGCTTGTAAACAGCAACGCTGATAAATAATAAGTAAGTTAGGAGGAATTGAATGAAGCAATTTGAAAAAACAGTGTATGTCAGCCACAAATACGGTGGTGACAAAAACAATCTCAAAGAGGTTGAAGAAATCATTAGAACACAGCAAAAGAAACATCCGAATTATATGTTTATTTCACCGATACATATGTTTGGCTTTCTGTACAACGATATGTCTTACGAAGATGGGCTTGAACTTTGCCTGTATCAGCTTGCAAAGTGTGACGAAATATGGGTGACAGGCGAAAAATGGTACGATTCAACAGGTGTTATCAAGGAAATTGAGTACGCAAACGCACATAAAATTGATGTTTTATTCGTAACAAACGCAGAAGATAATCCACACAAAATTGAAGGTTCTGCTGATTACATTAGGGGTTTTGCTAAAGGTGTAAAACTTGGCAAAAAAGAATGGCAAGAAAACACGAGTAAAAAAAATAAAGTCGCATACATAAATGAAGATAACATTGTTCGTACATACATCTCTCATTTTCCTTTTTCTTTTGTTGTCAAATGCCCTTTCTGCGAGCTTGCACATAGAATCACACTTCACGATAAAAACCCAGCGAGAATATCTTGTAATAATTGCCATAATTTATTTGATTTTAGTAATCTTACATATGGTGATATTCTCTGAAAGTATAGGTGATTAAATGAAAGTAATTAAACGAGATGGTCGAGAAGTGGATTTTGACCGCAATAAGATTATTTCTGCAATTGGAAAAGCAAATAGTGAATCTCATATAAATCATGAAAAAACATTGTCTGATGATGAAATTAAAAATATTGCTACAAGAATTTATGATAAGCTCAGACGAAGTAAGCGAATTTATTCAGTTGAAGATATACAGGATTTAATTGAAGAATACATAGATAAATACGGTTGTTTTTCTTTGGTAAAAAGATACACACTTTACCGATACAAGCAGAGTCTAATCCGTAAGAAGAACACTACTGACGATGCAATCCTTTCACTGATTGATTTAAGCAACGAGAACATCAAACAGGAAAACTCAAATAAAAATCCCACTATCATTCCTACTCAGCGTGACTATATGGCAGGTGAGGTCAGCAAAGATTTGACTGATAGAGTTTTACTTCCTCAAGATATTGTTGAGGCTGACAGAGAAGGAATTATTCATTTCCACGATAAAGATTACTTTGCACAACATACTTATAATTGTTGCTTATGTAATCTTGATGATATGCTCCAGAACGGAACGGTTATCAGTGGCACTATGATTGAGAAACCACACAGTTTTTCAACGGCTTGTACAATTGCAACACAGATTATTGCTCAGGTTGCCAGCAGTCAATATGGCGGACAGAGTATCAGTCTTACTGCTCTCGCACCGTTTGTGAATATTAGCCGACAGCACATTAAAGATGAATTGAGAAGAGAGTGGAGTCAGTGTGGATTTGAAACTGACGAAAATAAGATTGCCGAAATAGCCGAAGAAAGACTTCAGAAGGAAATCAACAAAGGTGTTCAGACAATCCAATATCAAGTAGAAACACTTTTAACAACTAATGGACAAGCTCCTTTTATTACAGTGTTTATGTATCTTAATGAAACTAACAATGAGCAAGAGAAACACGACCTCGCTATGATTATTGAAGAAACACTTAATCAAAGATATAAAGGCGTTAAAAACGAAAAGGGTGTATGGATTACTCCTGCTTTTCCAAAGCTTATTTATGTGCTTGAAGAGGATAACATTACTAAAGACAGCAAGTATTGGTATCTTACGGAGCTTGCCGCAAAGTGCTCAGCTAAAAGGCTTGTTCCGGATTATATATCTGAAAAGGTGATGAAAAAACTAAAAGAAGGAAATTGTTTCCCTTCGATGGGTTAAATGGCTCATCTAAAACTCCGTGAACATAAATCAAAATGGTGTGCATTACACGAATAGGAACTGTAGGAAATGACAGTTAAGTAATGTGCTAACAGGGGACTTTCGGGGTGAAACTTAGACTTGAACTATCCTGTGCCAAGACGCATATACAAGCTTTGTAATATGACGAATGTTAAAAGAATACAAAGGATTTTATGTGGATGAACAATGCAATATATATAATGCAAAAGGGCATAAGTTGTCGCCGTATATAGGCGTAGATGGATATGCCCACATCACAAGAAGTGAGAACAATAAAAAATACAGATACAGAGTTCATACAATAATCGCTAATGTGTTTGTGCCGAATCCTAATGGTTTTAAATATGTGAATCATATTGACAGCAACAAACTAAATAACAATCCTGAAAATTTAGAATGGTGTACAAATTCACAAAATGTTTATCACGGTTGGCATAGTGGTAATCGAACACATAAAAATAGAACAAAAGTATCTGTATATTTGAATGGCAAACTTATTAATACATACCCGTCTATTCGACAATTATCAATGGATTTACAATTGGATAGACATAAAGTAGCAAGAATATTGAAAGGAGAATCAAACAATTGTTACAAGTATAAGTTTGTGTATGCGTAAGGTTAAGAGACTATCGAAAGCATAGCACAAATAGCTTTGTGTGATGAAGTGAGTAGAGTACATCTGAATAATGATACAGATGGAAGTGCGGAGTGAGCGAGTTAGCATAATAACTCCCAAAGATATAGTCCAGACTGTTGATACCGAACAGTCAGTGTAGAAGCTTTTTATCACCGTACAAAGAAAATGGTGAATACAAATTTTACGGCAGATTCAACAAAGGCGTAGTTACAATCAATCTGGTTGATGTAGCCTTATCGTCAGGTAAAGATAAAGAGAAGTTTTGGAAGATTTTCGATGAGAGATTGGAGTTGTGTCATAAAGCCCTCTTGTACAGATACGAGAGGTTGAAAGGAACAGTGTCGGATGTAGCTCCGATTATTTGGCAACACGGTGCATTAGCAAGACTTCAGAAAGGTGAAACCATTGATAAGTTACTTGTTGGTGGTTATTCGTCAATATCACTTGGTTATGCAGGATTGTATGAGTGTGTAAAGTATATGACAGGCAAATCTCATACAGACCCGGAAGTAACACCATTCGCACTTGATATTATGAGATATATGAATAAGAAGTGTGACGAATGGAATGAACAACTTGATTTA